GGGGTATTTTTAGTGTAGCTTATACATATAAATGAAAAAAACGCAGAAAATAAGGGTTTTTAAAGTGCGACAACTTGCGCTACTTAAATTGTTGAAAAATAAGGGTTTTATTCCATGGAATAATCCATTTTTTTCTTGCAATCTATCCCTTTTTAGTGTATTATATAATAACAAATGAAAAAGAAAGGCTATATTATGACAACTATATTCTCAATAATCGGTATCATGTGTATGATACTCGCTGTAGGGGCGATTGACGGTCCTACATTAGAAACATCAGGCAACAATTTTGTTTTATGTTTCGTACTTGCAACTGTAGGAATCATGTCAATGTTTCTTGCAATTAAATCACAACAATATAATGATAAGGAGGACAAATAATGTCTAAAGTGAAAAACTACTACTGGGACGAGGCTGAAAAGTATATCGACCAATTAATAACTAAAATAAAAAATGATGAATTAACTGTTGAATCTGCTGTTGCAGAGGCACAGAAAACTGACCATTCATTTCAACTTTGTGGCATCTACAGTATGGATGACCTTAGTGAATGTCTTTACAATGAGGTGTCTTAATGATTAATGTTTCAAAGTCTGCCGAGACACTACAAGACGGTATTACAAATATGATGGCTGGTGCCAAAGATGATTATAAACAAAACTCTTATTATGGAAAAAGTGAACTATCTGATTACTGTAAGGAGAAACTTGCTAATTTTGAATCTCAAACTACTGTTAGAGAAGGTAAAAAATATATTAAAGTTATCTACGATAGGTCAGTATTTGCTTTTATAGTAAAAGAAGATTTTAAACATTTCAAAAAAGGTGATGTTTTGAAACCTGCTGGGTGGGCGGCACCTGCTCTCAATCAACCAAGAGGTAATGTTCTTAAAGGGAACTACCCAATACAATGGACTGGTCCATTATACTTAAACTAAACGAAAGGAACTATATTATGAAATTACAATTTAACAATGTACCTGACATTCTTGACTTTATCAAGAATCCAGAAAACAAAGACGCTTTACTGTTAATAGAAATGGCAATCAAAGAAGCACGAAAAGGCTCTTTTGCTAACTTTAAAGTAGGTGACCATGTCGTCTTCGGTAGAACTAATGGTCGTAAGAGACCTGGTGTTATTGTCAAAACTAATCCTGCAAGAGCAGTTATCAAGGATACTAACCTTGGTGGAACATGGAGAGTACCATACTCTTTGATGGAGGCTGCATGATAGACGATAACTTTAACGATCCAATGAATCAAGTTTTAGCTGATAATCTTGTTGAGGTTATCGCTACTATGACTCAAGAACAAAGAGATGAATTTGTAACTACTTTTGTTTCTAAGTGGCCGAAACTTGCAAGTCAAGTTTCTTTTAATATAGATGTTAATTTACAGGAGATAGTAAGTGTTAATTAAAATAGATGATAAAGTATCTGTGAATATGAGCCATTCTCTTTTACCAAGAGAAGGTAAGATAACTGATATTTCTATAGGACTTAGAACTAGTGATCCTGCTGGAGAACTAGGAGTTCATGTAGAAGAATATGAAACTGATATGAACTATAATGGTTCAATTGGATATGTAACAGAGAACGGTGACCAATATTGGGCATACTTCTCACAAATTGAAAAGGATATATAATGACACCAGATGAAAAATTTATTACGGCGATACTAACTCAAGCAGTTGAGGATACCATGTACATGGGTAAGAGGCCCAGGTATCTAAAACACAAGGTCGAAGCAATCGACTGGATACTCAATAAAGAGGGTGAACACCATTGGTCATTTCTTAACTATTGTACCATGCTTGGTTTATCACCATCAAAGATACAAAACAAAGTTAAACGGTTTATTAATCCTAAACTAACTACAACTCAAAAATTAGTAATGAAACAAAATATAACGAAAGGACGACAAGATGACAATAGATTACAAGTTTAATGAAAATAAAGTTTTAGAAGATGTAAAGGCTTATGTTGACAACACATATGACTCACATTATGCTCAAACTAAGAACTATCAGGCAACTGAAATTATCATTGACCAAGGTCATGGTACAGGTTTCTGTATGGGCAATATTTTAAAGTATGCTCAAAGATACGGTAAGAAAGAAGGCCGTAATAAAAACGACCTTCTAAAAGTTATTCATTATGCAATTATACAATTATCACAAGACCATTATAAATGTAATTCAAAAATAACAGAACCACAAGAACCTGCTCTTAGGTCTGTGGCGTCTGAGAAATATAACAATGCTACCTAATACAGTATTATTTAAAATACTTAAATATATCTTTCTACCTTTCTTTGTAATTATATTCTTTGGAGCTGCTATGGGTAGAGAGAGATTGGCAAAATTTTTTATAGGGGATCCTAATTCTTTATTTGAAGAATATTTACTTGTAAGTTTTCTTTTGATTCTATATGATGTTTATAAAACCATTGCCAATAAATTCTATCGTTAAAAATTTCAATCATACTATTATAAGATACTTTATTGTCTAGTATATCTTTTGCTAGACTTTCATATTCATAAGTATCTATCTTTACCCTTCTACCTGGTGGTAGTTTAGATAATACTATCCATGTTCTTTGTTGTTTATTCATTTCGCTCCAAGCTAGCTTAGGTGGGTTTCTGGAGGGACATACATGAGTACTTATAAGAACCAAGAATTATAGATGTAGTATATAAATGTATTAAAAGATACTATATCGAAAATGCATATCAAGCGTATGGGATGAACAACGCAAACCGATGGCGAACTTATCTATATATTATTGAATGAAAGGTAAAAAATGGTACAACTTATACAAGGTATCATTGACGCCATTCGCTTTCCAACTTTCACTTATTTTGCTGATAATGATAATGTGGACCCAAATGTGGTCCGTTATTTCAGAACAGAATACGGTCCAAGGTGGGAAGAGGCCCTCAATGAATACCTCTACAATCGCAATAAAAATTAGAAAAGACTAGGAAAAAGAATCTCATAGCCGCCGCTCAGGCGGTTTCTTGAGGTGTCTGCATATGATAGTACCCCCTAAAAATAGGGGATACCATCTAAATTATTTAAAATGTAAATTTAGTTCCGATTGACCACTTTTGTGTATCAACTGCTGAACCATCATTGTCTGCCATTTCAGTTTCGGCATATACAGTTAGACTATCGTTTAAATCTTTTGCAAGACCAACAGTAGTATAAGTTCCTGTATTTTCTTTATCACCATAACCGACAGATAGAATACTGTAATTCGCACCTACTTCCCAAGCAGTTAAATCAGTAGCAGCGTCTTTCATTGTGTAACTAGACGATACGGTTAATTTATCTAAACTTGTTTCTGCACTTACACCATAATATGATATGTCGTTTACAATGTCATCAGCAAAACCTGCTGACACATTACTTCCTAGAAGATTAGCAGAAGCTGACCATTCGTAAGAATCCATACCATTATCTTCGCCAGAAGAACCATCAACAACTGTCAAAGCGTCAATAGATATAATACCTATTGTGTGTGAATATGCTAATGAGTTTGAACTTCTTGTTCCGTAAGAGAATGAAGAATTGCCACCATATACATTAAAGATAGAAGCTCGTGTAGCAACATTATCTGTATAAGGGTGTGATTGACGACCAACTGATATGTCGCCTATTTCTGTATCAAGTCCTACATATGCTAGTCTTGAATCAAAAGTATTCGAACCAGCATCATCTGTATCCACGCCTACTTCTAATTTAGCAAAACCAAGTATTGTATCGCCTTCGACACCGAGGTCGATTACTTCGACACCGATTAACGAACCATTATCTTCAAGCTTATCATATGCAACACCAGAGGCGTTTTCATCATGTGACCACTTGTAGTTAAAGGTACCGTATGGTATAACTTCAGCTGCGGAAACAGCTGTAGTGAATAGTACTGTCATAGCGACAGCAATATATTTTATCATATTGTTTTCTCCTTAATTTGAGGTATTAAAATTTTGATATCTCGCTTCGCAATCGCTCATAATTTAGTCGTAATATTTATAAGGGATTAGTTATTGACGGGAGCGTTAGCACGCCATTGATAGCATGACCAATATCTTGCTGTTGTCTTATCTTTTGCTGTATCACAATTATGACGAGCACGAAAAGACTTTCTTCGAGCAGGGTCGTCTCTTTTGATAGAGAGGCCTGTCGTATCACCAAAAGAAACTTTAATAATATTTCCTTTAGCATTCTTTACATAAACATAGAACTTCTTACTACCACCTCGTATCGGGTCATTCAGTTTGACCTTCTTACCTTGATACTCTGCTTCGGTAATCTCTAAGTCTTTATAAGTTTCCTCACAAAGACAATCAATGTTCTCTACTTGTTTAAATGTTTTCATACTACTATTTATAACAGAAACCTACGAGAGGATTTTTTTAGAATTTTTTCCATGGGAGAGGGGTCAGTCTCCCGACCCCTACCCAATACTTATGTGTACTACCTATTTCCTTGATTAAATAATTCGAGCTGTATGTTCTTATACCTCGTTTGAGTCTCTTTCTTGCTACGCTTTGCTTCTCGCATAGACATAGCATATAACCTGTCCCTTATCTTTAATTTCTGTTTCTTGAGGTCTGTGATGAGTTCTCGATTGTGAAAATTCTTTCGTTCTAGATTCTCGATTTGTGTATCAAGATGTCTATGTAGAGCCGCAGCTCTAGAGTCAGTAGCAGTTGCCATATATTCTCCTTTTTTATATTCCAAAAAAAATACGAATAAACTCTAAACGAGTATTGCTCAGTTTAGAGAGTACTCAATACTATTTAGTAAAAAAAGAAGTAATATGCCAGACCACCTATGATAGTAATGTCAGCACAGATAGACCATACCATGTATAACCTAAACATCCATTTGCTTATTGTATTTACTAAAGGGCTCTTCATCATTCTCTCCATGAATGTCCTCCATCTTTATCGTCAGCATTGTATTCTCCTCTATAGTCGTTATCTAAGTCAAAACAGATCCCTTATGTACTCAAACGGGTCTTAGCCAGTTTTCGAACATATGACTTAGTTTAAATTAATTATGTTACCATTGATGTCTTGCTCTGCAGCGTTCATCTGGTGTGTCTCTGTCGCACTCTCTGTCTTACTCTTACTTGTCTCTGTGATTGCACCGCCCACTTTAATGTTTAATGCTTGTGCTACATCTATGTTCATGTTCTTACCTGCCTTAAGGTTTACATCGCCCAGCTGGGATATCAAATTAATGTCTCCGTCTTGTACTTCTATTGTAACATTACTCTTAGCCCCTACTTCTATATTATAGTTATTACCTTCTTCGCCTGTCGCATTGACCTTGACTCGTAGCCCTTTATCATATGTACCTTTACTATCCCCTTGTATATGTACATAGTCATCGGCCGTTACAATGGTATAGTTGTCTTTCTTTACCCTCGTAACCTTTGTGCCATCGTCTCCTATCTCATAGCCTGTGCCACTAGCATGTCTCTCATGTATACGCTTAGCCCCCACAGTATCGTCATATTCACGGAGATGGCCGCCCTCTGTCTCATACACATGGTTATGAGGATACTTCGCATTATATGAAGTCTCAGGTTCGTCCCAGAACTTACCATCATCAGCATCTACTGTATCGTCAACAACAGTAGTAGCATCGACATTG